ATCCTCATTAACAAATTATGATATTGTTTCTATATCAGGAGAAAATAATAATAATAAAGTAATATCAATAGCACCCGTATCTCCGTTTATTTTAGGAAGAATTGATGAAAATTCTTTAGATACAAGATATACAAATAGTCAAGGTATGTATTTAATTAATTCACAAAGTTTAACAAATGGTGGTTTAATAAATTATGTACATAATAAAACGCATGATTCTATAAATTCAAAAAAATCTTTCAGTATAAATAAATATGATAATATGATATATGGTAGTCCTTTATATAAATACATTGATTTACAAAACAAAACTTCATTATTTATAAAAGATACAATTACTCAGACTACTGAATTGGGTTCTACTAATACTTACAATAATCATTACTCTATAATTAAACCTAATTATATTAAATATGCTACATCTTTTAAGTTTAAAGAAGCATTAACTATTAGAAATTCTAATGATGTAGTTACAAGTGGAACTCCTACAATATATAATGAAGAACAATATTCTGATATTTTAAACAATACTCTAAGAAATAGTTTAACAGATGGTACTCAAACTATGTTAATAAAAAATCCTTTGTCGAGAGGATTTAAAACATACTTAGGAAGTCTAATGGCTGATTTTGAATATTATGATTCAACTAAAACAGGTACTATGCCAATATTGCCTAATATACAATATCAACTACCAAACGGTTCAGGAATAACATTTACAGAAGTATTACCAAAATATAAAATAGAAGATTTTGAAACTACCACAGGATTTTTCTTTTCAAATAATGTAACGGGTACAGGGCAAACAGATAGTAGAACTTGGACTAAAATAGGAGATATGAAATGGCAATATGAAATAATAGACCCTAAAGCAGTTATCTATCATATACTTGCCCCATGCGATATTTACAATGATAGTTTAAATAATGAAAACCATATAGGGTATGATGGACATAATTTTAAATTTAGTGATTTTGGTTTAACATTAATAGGCGAAGGTACTGATACTAATTCTAATATTACTCATTCTAATTATGAAGGTTCGGGTATTTCTAATAATAAATCTACTAATGATTTTACATATTCTCCTATTTTAGATTCTGATATTGCCCCACAAAATATGAAAAGAGCATCATTGGGTAGATTAGTAGAAATAGGTTTTGATTTACATTTTAATATGATTGATTTAGAAAATGTAAATCCAGAACCTTTTAATTATGGAAATAAAAATGGGCACTATAAAAAATATGAAAAACTTAGAATGGCTGAAAAAACACCAATTAAATTTACAGAAAATACCCCAATAGGTAGCGGTACAGTAAATGTTTCAGTAGGAGATTGGTTTTTAAATTATGCTGACGGGGGAACAAATTCAAAAGATTTAGCCTATGATATACTATTTACTGACGCAGGAGATTTTGTAGGTATAGTTAATGAACAATATAGTGGTGTTGGTGTACCAACTTCTAATTTTTTCAATGGTATATTTACTGCTACTACTGCTAATAATGGTTCTTATACTAATGTATCTACTTTATCTGATGGTGTAGGTACAGGAATGGGGTTTGATATAACAGTAACAGGTGGTGTTATAAGTTCTCTCGAACTTAATTTAAACAATAGAGGTTCAGGTTATCAAATATTAGATACAGTAATTATACCTGCAAATTCGGTAATAGGTAATCCCAATGATATTTCTTTGATTTTATTTGATGCAAATTTAGTTAATTATGTTTCATTATTAACGCATAGTACTCTAACTCCTGTATCTACTCAATTACTTGGCTTAAATCATACATTAGGTGGTGACGGTAACCCTTATGCTTATACAATAAATGATTTTACTGACCCTCCAAATTATACTTTTGCTAATGCTTTAAGATTTAAATCAGACCTTAATTATGCTGGTTCAAGAGCAACAATTGTTGCGGGTACTCATGTATATGCTATGAGAGTTAAATATAAAGATTCTACTACCAGTACAGAAAGAGATAGAGATAGTGCTTCTAACTTTACTCCACCTAATATACAATTTGATATTACACATTTTACTGAATCTTGGGTTCCAACAATTATAAAAAACCAAAGCGGTCTTATGGGTCTTTCAAGAGATAATAGATATATGCAATTACATTATAATACAAGATTTTTAAGATGGACTTTAGGAGATGGAGATACTTCTTTTTCAGAAAAAGGACAAGAATGGGGTACGACCAATGAATATTTATTTGGTTTAGTTTCTCAGTATTCGGATGAATGGAGTGGTCAATCATCTGCATTTGATGGTGTACAAGAGCAATCTTTTGTTAATTGGGGTACATTAAATCCTCACTATCAATCTCCTAAAGTTTATTTGCCGTTTGTGTTTGTAGGTCATTATTTGTGGTCTAATACAAATAATCATGATTTAGGTTTAATTGCTGAAGGTGGTGAGGGTGCAAGAAGATTACACCCCTTTGCTAATACATTTAGATTCAGAACGGTAGATGATGATGCCGTTGGTGCTACTGCATCTAACGATAAAGAAAAAGGTCACCGTTCTTTTGTTGGAGGTATTATAAGAGGGGTTAATAATATGACTTTAACTGCATTTTTAAATAATGGTGATACTACCGTTAATATAAATTCTAATGATTATAATGTTAAAGATGAACTTTATTATTATGAAAATAATGATGTTAGCAAACCAAGATTTATTGGTCAAGTAGCATCAATACCTAACTCTACAAGTCTTACTTTAACTACTGCTTATGCAGGAAGACAATTATCTACTGGTAGAGAAATCCGTATTTTTGAGCCTCATCTAAAATCTTATTATCACCCCTCAAGAGTAATGCAAAATTTTGAAGAAACTTCTACGGGTTCAATTCCTAATGGACATACGGGCTTTGTTAAATATGGTTTAAAAAGTGATACTCAAACCAATACCTTAAATCACGGTGGTATGTATTCATCCGGTTATTTTACTTTATTAAATAAAAGACCATTATCAGGTTCTTTTAAAGATAATAATTTAGAAGCGGGTGCTTCTATAACTTTAAATTTAAAGGTAGATACAACAACAATTCCAAATAATATTATGGAATGGAGATTTCCTCATACAAAATCTGGTGGTGCTGGTTCTGGTGGGGCTGTATATCAATCAGATAAATTTGCTGAACATGCAACTCAAAATAACAATGCATTTACTGACCAAGTACACTCATGGCATATGCCTATTCTTTCAGGTTCATATTTCTTTTCACCTCATAGATATAATGCAGAATTTGTAAGTAATACAGGTATTTATGGAGTAAATGATAATGTATTAGCAGGGATATTTGGATTCAAACCTCATTTACTAATACATAGTGCTGAGACTGGTATAACAGTAAGTTCACAAGGAGATGATATTACACATTACGGGGTAACAGAAGATAAATTTAGAGTTATAGATGGTACTGATGTTAGAAAAATAACTATTGATTTTAGTACAGGTCTGTTAAAAAATAATTGGTTACAGTTTTCACCTAATCTAACCGGTTTATATTTAGTTAGTAACGCTGTAAGTAATGTTGAAGAAACAACTTTAGAAGAAGAATTCCAAGCACCGTCAGTAGTAAATCCAAGATATATTGGTACATTTGATAATTCAACAAATGTATATACACCTTCACCCAGTAAACCATTTTTGAAAGGTTCACATACAATACCATATCATATACATCAAATACTAAGACATGAAATTATTTTTAGTGCTGAGGGAGAACAAATACATCATATCTTTATTGATAATGCTTCAGATGTAGATATAAGTATGCAAGGTTACAGGGTAATGAAATTATCAGATAATTGTATGTATGATTTTTCTCCTGATGAAATATTTTTAAATTCTTTGTCTACAAGGTACTCTAAGCACCCTACTAAAAAAGAAATGTTAAGTAAAATAAAAAAGATAAATGTAAGTGGTAAATTGCAAATTGATGCTCTTGATTTACAAGGTAGTGATGAATTCACAATAGATGAAGGTTTAAGCGGTGGGTCAGATGGTATTTTATCTATGTATGTATTATTAGACCCTGAACCTACAAATTCTAATTATGTTCTTTTAAGAAATAAAACACATATATTAGAAAAGTTTCCTATTGGTTCTTATAATTTATTTATAAATGATGGTAAAAATAAATATGAAACTGTTGTTAGAGTTGATGAGGAAGATATAGATAATAATAAAGATGAACAGCAAGTAAAATTATATTTTAATGAAGTGCAAAATATGAAGGGTTTAGTATCTTTAGGTGAAATATTTAATATTACAATACCTGCTTATGTAAATACAGAAAATATAAATGTCGCAAAAATAGGTTCTACATATAATATAGGGGAAGAAGTTGAAAATATTATTAATAGTTTATTTGAAGAAAATAATATTCCATATACTAAAAAACAAATTACTGAAAAATACTTTGCTTCACCAACATATAATGGTTCTGATTTATATAATGCTCTAACTTATATAGCAAGATATAAAAATTTAGAACCAATTATTATTAATAAAAATATTAAGATTAGAAAATTAAATGATGAAGATGATATTACTGGTATAGAATTAGTAGAAGGAATATCCGAAATAACTTCAACAAACAGAAATCAAACTATGTTTGATGTATTTAATAATATAGTTGTTTACGGAAACGGTGTTAAAGGTTTAAAGTTTGATAGTAAAAGTATTGATGAAGTAGGTATTAAAACTCTCGAAGAAACAGATTTAAATTTAACTACACAACAACAGGTAGATGAAAGAGCATCTGATTTGTTAAATCTACATAGTCGTAATAATAATCAAATTGATATTACTGTTGGAGATACAGGAATAGAACATTTAGAAGTAGGAGATATAATTAAAGTAGACTATCCGAGTTTAAATATTAGAGTAGGAAGATATATGATATTAGCAATAAGACATAGAATAGGTAAATTACCTGTATATTCATTAGGTTATTATAATAAAAATTTATCATACAGAATTGCTGAAGTTATTGCTTCCGGTAAAAATGTTTCTTCACAAATTAGAGGTTCTACATTTATTGAAACGGCAGATGATTTTACCGCATCTGTATCTCTAAATATTAAAGAATTAGAAATCCAAATAGATGAAGTGACGGGTGTATCTTCGACACAAAATGTATTAGGTTTTAATACTACATTAGGTTTTAATACCAATATAGGCTTCATAGGTACTGTTGGAAGTGAAACTTTAACTACTTTGTATAGAGAGGATTTATCATGACAATAACAGATAGCGGCAGAAATTTATTAGCGCAAGCAATTAGAGGTGACTTAACTCAAGGTTTCAATGCTTTTAATAAAATGGATATTGGTGAAGCAGGAGGAAGTACAGACCCAACATTAAATGCTCTTGATGTTTCAATAACAGGTAATAACCCATTTGCATTAAATTCAGTTACAAGGTCAATAGAAAATCAAGTAGAGTTTTATTCAAGAATTTCAGGTACAACATATTCAGGTTATGTGATTAGAGAAGTAGGAATATTTGATTCTTTAGGTACTACAATGTTGTTAAGAGTACCAATAGACCCGATTGGGCCACTTGAAACAGGAAAACAATATGACATAAGAATTATTATAGAGGTAGAGTAAAATGGTAGATTATACAAATAGAGATTATATTACAAACTTAAGTGCAACAGATACAACTGATGGATTAACAGATGGAGTAGACCATCTACATTCGGGTTTAATTAAAGTTTTATCAAAAATAAATAAAGGTAATTATATTGCTGAATATGGTTCTTCTGTATTTCAGCAAATAGCAGGTAATAGCAGAACCAAATTTAAATTTAATGGGAATATAAAATATGTTAGAGATGGTAGAATATATGTTGGTACACCGACTGAGGTTGAATTAACATCTAACCCTAATGGAACAAATGATAGATATGATTTAATTGTAATATCGGGTTCAGCCTTAGCGGTTAGAACGGGTAATGATTCTACGACACCTATTGTACCAGAATTAGAAAGTGATGATATACCAGTAGCGATGGTAAAAGTTGTTGGTGGTTCAGGTGCAAATATAATAACAAGACCCATACAACTTTATGGCTATGATAAATCTACATTTGCAGAATCTATTGAGAAGTTATATAACAATGTGGGTACAGAATCTGTAACATTAGAAGCAAACGGAGATGTATCATTAACAGGTAGTTTAATCGTAGGAAGTAATATTATCAAAGCATCAGACTCAGGAAGCACAATTACGATGGACACCAACGATAATGTAACCATTGGGAACAACTTAACAGTAGGAAATGACTTAACTTTAGGAAATAATACAATTAGAGCATCCGATGGGGGAACAGTAATTACAACAGATACAAGTAGTAATGCAACCATCATTAATAACTTAACAGTAGGTGGCGATTTACTTGGGCCGGTTAATGGTACATTTAATATTGCTTCAATGCGAAGTATAGTGTTTAAAGTAGATACTCAAGATAATAGTAATGAAACTTGGTCTTTTATGAATGGGGCAGGTTCTACGGTTGTTACAATTGATGAATTAGGTAATGTAAGTATGAACAATTTAGATGTCAAGGGAGGTAGTATTGATTCGTCAGTAGCAGGAACAATAACTATGCAACAACATACATTATTTGGTAAAGGTCTTACTAATTTACCAAATAGAGCAATTACAAATCGAGGTTA